GCAAGAGCATCTATTACATCATCGTGCGGTGGATTACGTGAAGATAGTTCTTCTTCTAGTATTTGAACATTACCCCCACGGTAGTGCCATATGCTCATGTTATCGTATCTAGGTTCTAGTATCGATGAGATACGTTCTTGTTTATTACCTTGACTTTTATTAGGTCTAAACTCATCTATACTAATGGCTAGTCCATGTTGCTTGATAAGTTCTTTGAGTTGTTTGACGATTGCCATTTGAGCAACGGTTGTTTCTGCTCTGAGTTTTCTAAAGGACCACTTGTTGGACAAGTGTAAGATGTGTTCAAAGTAATCAGAGATTCTGTCAGTCCTGAATCTATCGATGTCCAAGACGTAGATGTTGTTGTCGGCATCTATTCCTACCACTACTATAGCTGTATAGTCAGCACGTTTGTTTAAACTAAATGCAAAGTCAACTGCTGCAAATACATTTAGTCGGTTATTTCTGTAATACATATAACCGTTTTCTTCACGGATATGCTTGCGTTCATAGTACTGAAACTTATCTGGACTTACAGGAACATTGTCAGGATCAGATGGATCGTTGTAATACTGTGCTCTGAACTGCCCTTTGTCTAAGTACTGGCCTCTCTTCTTAGAAAGGATCTTCATGTCAAAGCCAAACCACTTACCGTCTTTACGTTGGCTACGAGGCCAAAGGAACTCCCCTGTTCCATCCCCTCTTGCTTCTACTGGTTGCTCAAATACCTCATAGATATTTTCTTCGCCTGTCTTTTCACCCTGATCAGTATACAGATCCTCTGTCATCTGAAGTAGATCATTGTAGAGATCTGCTGGGTGATACCTTGTACCCACTACCCACTCACGAGCTTCAGCACCTTCAATAGATGACAACAGAGAGTACTGGCTTTTTACCTTATTGCGACCCTCTCCTGTATAGGCATTCTCATAAACAACCACATCATCCAATACCGCAATGTCGCAGTGCATTCCAGTAAGGGAAGTAGTGAGGCCACCAGTAAATACAGAAGGGTCACGAACATTCTCTTTCTTACGTGCAGGGTGGTCTAAAGAAATTTCTGAGTTAGTCCATCTAATCCGTTTACCTTCATCAGCATTAACATGCTCAGGCCAGTAGCGTCGATAAATCTCAGATGTTAGAATACCCTTGACAAATCCTAATTGTTTCTCAGCTAAATTGGCTGTAGCCGATATGTATAGTATACGCAATGTTGGGTTCTTTGTCAACTCCCAAGCGACACGAAACGCAATTAATCTTGATTTTCCGTGGTCACGGGGAAACAAAAGAAGCTGATGACTTTTATAATCAGGTCTTGTCCACCAGTTACAGACATCCTCGTGACACTGACCTAAGACTTGTTCAGGTGCTACAAGTTTAATAAATGTAACTAAATCACTTTCAGCCGCTGTACGAATATCAATAAGTGTTGACATTACAGAACTCGTCTCCAGTTAGAACCGTCTTTGTAGTAAATAGCAAGAGGTTCAACCCAAGAACTATTGTCATTTGCATAAGCTGCCTGAACAAGAACCCATGTACCGTTTTGCTTAATGTACATCTCACTGCCAAAAACTTGAACAGTGGCTGATGACAGTAAGCTAGTTGAACTTACCCCTGTAAAACTAACATTAATAGTTCTACTAGCAGAAGAACTTAAAGTAGATGAAGCAGTTAAAGAACTACTAGCAAGTTTTTTATGAACTGCTTCTGCTTGTAAACTGCTCGAACTAATTAAATTAGCTGATGCATTTCTTTTTACTAATGGATCAAAAGATATAGTGCTTGAAGCAACTAAGTTTGAATTACCGTGTAGTTTTTTAAAGGCTACAGATAGTTTACTACTTGTTGAAGCTAGACTTGCAGATCCAAAAGTTTTTATTGTACCTACAGAAGAAAGGGTGCTCGACGCAACTAAAGAAGAGCTACCCTGTAAAGTTACTCCTGCAACAGCCCCAGTATCCGCTAAGGGGGCAGACGCTAGTGGGCTGAAACCTAGCATGTGTTACTCCTACGTTGAATACTGATAAGTGGCACCGCTGCCATTCGGGTAATAAGCATTGTATGCTTTGGAGCCGTCAGACTTAAACTCAAGACCTGCGGTACAATCCTCATTTAGACCAAACGATATATTAGCATAGGAGGCGGTAGAGATATCAAAGGCGGTAGACAGATTAAATTGAAAGACACCCCCAACACTACTGCCAGACGCTTCAGTAAAGCTAATATACAACTTATCCCCAGTAGGCGTAAAATAAAGGCCGCTTACTTGGCCACCATAAGTATTTAAACTTGTGATTGATTTGTTGTCGTAAGAAATGCCAGAAAGGGTATAAGCCGTTGACAAGCTAAACTGCCATACAACATCGACGTTATAATCTGCAACGTAAACCTTTGTACCATCGTCGTTAAAGCGGATAGACGTGGGTTCTTCTGACGAAGAAGGCCATGAGGAAAACGATGAGTTATCATAGCTTGCTGTACCCACGTCAAAAGCC